CCGACCGCATCCGGGTCGTCCCGGCCCTGCTGGGCTGACCCACCGGAACGAAGGAAGGAGCGAACACCATGCGCAAGATGAAGAAGATCAATGGCTATCTGGTGGTCCGGTTCAACGACCGGGAGCGCCGGGACTATGAGACGCTGGGAGCCTACGGCGTCATCGACGCGGAGCTCTACACCGGCCATCTGGAGGTAGACCGAGGCGCGCTGGAGTATGACGACGCGGAGACCATGGAGCAGGCCATCGAGCAGGCCCGGGGTCTGGAGAGCGAGCTGGATGTGGAGGAGCCGGAGGCGGCGGTGACAGTGATCGTGGAGACCGAGTTGGGCACCACGGAGCTGGAGACCACGCCGGAGGAGCTGCTCCAGGGTGAGAAGCGTTTCTTAGAGACGCGCCGCCCGGCCCTGAGCCAGGAGGCGGCAGATTGGCAGCTCTGCGGGTACGTCCGGGCGCTGACCGATCTGGGTATCGTGGACAGCGCGGACGAGCGTTTCCATGTTCTGCCCAAGCCCCCGGGGAGCGAATGCCCGGCAGACCTTGCGCAAATGTATGCGAGAGTGCAGCAACAGAGCCTCAAGGTGCTGGCCGCTGTGGCCGGTGGAGAGACGAAGGAGGGCTTCCGGCACCTGCCGCCCGGAATGGCGGACAATCCCCTCATGAAGCCCATTTACAAGCTGGGGCGGAGACTGGAGGTGGACTGCCCGGATAACGACTGCGTCATCTACCGCAACGTCTTCCGCATGGCGCTGGAGCTGGAAGCCACCATGGACGGGATGAGCCCAGACAGCTATCCGGCCCACACTCTTCGGAAGGAGCTGATGAAGCTGGTGTCCGACCTGCGGGAGCTGTACTCGAAGAACTACGCGGTCCGCAAGTATCGCGGAGCGTGTCCCCTGGGAGACAGCCTTGTGGCGACGGCACGAGCCGTGGGCACAAGCGAGGAGGGAGGCGGGGCATCATGACGGGGCTGGAGCTATTGAAGTCTTCAGAGACCACGGCAGGCGAGATCGCGGATATTGTTTCCAGACCCTGCCCTCCAATCGCACCGACTGAATGCGACCGCATCTCGTGTCGGTTCTGCTGGCTCCGATGGCTAACCGAGGAGCAGACAGGCAAAGAAACGGGGCCGTCCGACAAGCAGACGGCCCCCTGTGAGGGGTGTCCCCTGGCGGGCAAGGCCAAGGAACTTCTTCACTTAGGCAAGATGTTCGAGGAAATCGACCGCGCGGTCAATGCTGACTTTCCCGGTCATACTTCGCAATAGCCATCGCGGTGACGACGCACATCCCGTTTATGACCCGACGTGTGATCTCGGAGTCTTCGCCTGCAAGTGAACGGAAATTCTCTTCAAACTCTTCCATCAGCTCGCGGGCGAACTTCTGCTGATCAATCACAAAACACACCCCCTCTCCGGGCCGGGAGGCCCATCCCCATTATACCGGCCCGGAGGGGATTTGAAAAGGAGCAGACATGGACAAGAAAATTGAGAAACCGGAGGCGGCGGCCACGGTATGGAAGCGCCGGGCATGAAACACCCACCAGAAGGGAGTGACAGGCATGGCAAGACAACGAAACAAGAGGCCCACCCCCTTCGGGCGACTGGTGCTCAAGGCGCTGATTGACCAGGACATGACCCGGGCCGCGCTGGCGGCGGAGGTGGGGATCTCCCCGCAGTATCTGAGCTACATCCTGAACGGGACGCGCTCGGGCAAGCGGTACATTGAGGCCATCGCCCAGGTGCTGGCTCTGGACCGGAAGAAGGTCTGGAAGGCCACGGCGGCCTGATGGGAAAGGAGGGAGACAAGTGCAAGAGACCTATATCACGCTGGAAGAGGCCGCCCGCTTCGAGGGAATCCGATACAACACCCTCATCCAGAGGATGAAGCGCAGCCCCACCCAGTACAAGACGCGGACGGAGGCCCGGGAGGGCGGCGGGAAGGAGCTTGTCCTCCTGTCCACGGCAAGCCTGAGCCAGAAGGGGCGGCGGGCCTATCGGGCCCACATCCGGGCCATGGCGGAGCCGGAGGAGGGCGAGGCCGCGCCCCCCTGGTATGTGGGGGCGGATCTGAACGGTTACATCGAGGAGCACCGGAAGCAATACCACAAGGCGGTGGAGCTGGCGCGGGAGGTGCAGGGCTTCCTCAACTACGCCGGGGAGGACCGGACGGCCTACGCCGAGGCGCTGGCGGCCCGGCTGGGGATCAGCCTGGGGACGCTTTACCGCCACGGCCAGAGCGTCATGGAGGCGAACGCCTGGGCCCTCCGGCTGGAGCAGGCAGATGGCCACGCCCGGGACTACTTCCGCACCCTGGCCCTGTGCCGTAAGCCCCGGGAGCGGGCCACGTTCCCAAGCCTAACGCCGGAGCAGCGGGCGCTCATTGAAAACATCTGGTTTGACCCGGGCTTCGCGGCCAACCTGCACACGACGGAGGCGCTCTACACGGCGCTGCTGGCGCAGAGCGCGGAACGGGGATGGGAGAGCATCCCCTCCCTAAAGACGGTGCAGCGGTACGTCAAGCACCTCATGGGCCAGCCGGGCGTGGAGTCGGCCCACTACCTCGCGGCCAACGGCGTCCGGGAATGGAAAAATGCCAAGATGCTCAAGGGCAGGCGGGACACCTCCAAGCTCCAGGTCATGGAGATTGTGGTGGGCGACGAGCACACCTTCGATTGCTGGGTCCAGTGGACGGCCCCCAACGGGAAGGTCAAAGCGGTTCGCCCGGTGCTGGTGGCGTGGCAGGAGCAGCGGAGCCGGAGCATCATCGGGGACGTGGTCTGCGTGAAGGCCAACGGCCAGACGCTGAAGGAGAGCCTTGTGAAGATGCTCTATACGGCGGGCGTCCCCCACGCGCTGCTCATCGACAACGGCAAGGACTACACCAGCGAGGACATGACCGGCCAGAGCCGGAAGGAGCGGGCCATTGATTTCAGCTTTGACCCGGAGACGGAGGGCTTCTATCAGTCAATCGGCATCGAGGACGTGCGGCGGGCCCTCCCCTACCACCTTTGTCGACGGCATCCTGTCCGTGGCAATGGCCCCTATTAACGCAGTTAAGGGGATCTTCTCCAAGATCGGCAATCTGTTCCCCCACTCCGATGCCAAGGAGGGGCCCTTGAGCACCCTGACCTTGAGCGGCAAAAAGACCATGACCACCTTCTCCGAGGGCGTGGCGCAGGAGGCCGCCGCCCCGGCCAACGCTATCACGAAGGGGCTGGACGGCGCGAAGGTCAGCCTTCAGCAGGAGGCTCCTAAACCGGTCCGGCTGGGAGGAGACTCGGATGAGGACCAAAACACCGAGGGCGGGGGCACCCCCGGCTCCAACGGTGGCAAGGTCTACATCGTCAAGAAGCTGGTGCTTCAGGTGGATATCAAGAAGATCAAGCAGCTCCAGGATCTGCTCGAAATCCTGGACGAGCTGGAGGACAAGGTTAACAGCAGCGAAGACCCGGATGATGACCCGGAGACCGACTATGTGCTGGCATGAGGAAGGAGGGCGGCTCTCATGATATTTGTGGAAGATGGAACCATAAAGCTCAACGGGGTCGTCCTCCCTGGCCTTGTCAAGAGTATCGAGGTCAAGGAGTCGGCCCAGATCGACGAGCAGGAGGTGGAGGGCAGCTCCACCAAGCCCAAGCAGGCCACCGGCTACGAGGACGCCAAGGTCAACATCGAGCTCGTGGTGGACGATACGGAGACACAGACCAAATACCAGCGGTTGGAGACCCTACGGGCCATATTCCGAAAGGCAGGACAGAGTGTTCCCCAGCCCATCTCTATCGTGTGTGAGGAAACGGCGGCTCATGGCATTGACAAGGTCCTGTTTAAATCACTGAATCACAAGGCTGAGAACAAAAAAAGGTATATCTCCATCACGCTGGAACTATGGGAGTATATCCCCCAGACCATCCAGGCTATCAAGTATTCCTCCGGCTCCACCAGTTCCTCGTCTGCCCAAAAGAGAGGCAGCGCCTCCAGTGCATCGGGCGACCTTAATACGGACTATACAAACTATCTGGATTCCAGCCGGGGCGGCTCTCCCTCGGTGTCCGGAATCTCCAGCGGAGGGTACCCTGATGCTTATTCTGCTCCGCATCCAGATTGAACTTCTGGAGCTGGGACGTACCATCCTGAACCAGATGTTTGTGAGCCATGCCACCGGTGTATGGCTGGATCTAAAGATGGCGGACTACTTCAAGAGGCGCAAGCAGCCCCAGAAGACCCAGGGAACAGTCACCGTCTCCAGGGTGCAGAAAGACGGCGAGGCAGTCAAGATCCCCAAGGGGCATATTTTCAAGACTACGAAGGACATCAACGGCGACGAGCTGCGCTTCATAGCTATGGAGGAGGCCACTCTCCCCAAAGGGGAACTCTCCGTAGAAGTGCTGGTAGAGGCAGAGACCGAAGGCAGCCGCTACAACGTCCCGGCAGAACAGATTACAAGGACGCTCACTTATCTGGGTGAGGTGACTATCACCAATAAGACCGGCTGGGTCACCCGGGAGGGCAGTAACACCGAAGACGACGAAAGCGCCAGGGAGCGGACGCTGCGCTCCTGGTCCGAGCTGGCCCTGGTTCCTCTGCGGGATACTTATATCAACGTATGTTCGGCCATCGCTGGTGTTCTGTATGTCACAGTCAAGGATCAGCACCCCAGAGGACAGGGTACAGTAGATATCATTATCACCTCTGAGGCCGGGGCTGCAACTGAGGAACTGCTGGAAAAGTGCCGGGCCACTTGTGAAGAGATCCGGGAACCGGACACGGATATCCTGGTCAAGAGCGCAGAGATCATCACCCAAGATGTTGCTGTCACAGTGACGGTCTCCAGTTCTCTCAATCAGGATGGGCTTACAGAGCGTGTGACGGCAGCGGTCAACGATCTGCTGAAGCTCCGCAACCGCAGTGCAGCTTTGCATGAGCTAACCCACGCAGATATTATCCACAAAATAAAAAGCGATATCTCCATGGTACGCAATGTAACGGTAACTACCCCGGCAACAGACGTGTTCCTGGATTCCGAAAAGGTCATCATGGCCGGGAAGATTACCGTTACTGTGAAGGGGGTGTAACCATGTTTCAGTCCTTTGGCGAGTACATGTTCTACCTACTGTTTGGCCCTTTGAAACGTGGGAAGCAGGCTTTGAACCAGTTTTATATTTTTTTCAAAGTCATGGGCCGTTCCTTTGACGAGTGCAAACAGGCCCTTCTTCATATCCGGGAGGAGGCGTCTGTGCTCACCTGTTCAGATGTGATGCTCCCCGTACACGGCGAAGACAGGGACATGCTTCGCCTCGATGGTGAAACCCTGGAGCTTTACCGCAGGCGGCTTGCCATGAAGGGCGCAATCTCTGAGATGGCCGGGCTGGTCAGCGGTATCCGGTACCTGGCCCGTGCGTTTGGCTACGACGAGGTATTGGTTGAGCCGGGTGAGAAACCGGATCACTGGGCAGAGGCCACGGTCTGGTTTATTGGCGGTAACATCGTAGTAGATGACAGGGATCTTCTCCTCCAAGAATTGAACAAAATAAAACCGGCGAGAACCCTGTTGCACCTATCCAAAGAGCAGCGGTATGAAGCTCCCCTCTACTTTGCAGCAGCGGTGGAGCGCGGTAGGCAGATGACGATAAGACAGGAGTAAGAATATGGCTTTCACGAAACTGAAACTTACCACCTTCGGCCAGATCATAGAGGCCAAGCGGCACCAGGGGAAAGGCATCAAGTTTACCCGTGTTTCAATCGGTGACGGCCTGCTGGGTAACGGTTCTATGATTAACCGTACAGAGCTGGTCAGCGAGCGGCACTCGATGAAGATCGACGGTATTCTGACTACGGACGACGGAAAGCAGAGCGTAGTGGTGGTTACGCTGGATAACAGCCAGTTTACCGAAGGGTTTCTTTATCGGGAACTGGGCCTCCTGGCCCAAGATCCGGATACCCAGGAGGAGGGGGTATTCCTCTACGATAACGCAGGCGCTGAGTGTGAATATCTGGACACCAGTGACAACGGCGTGGTGATTTATGAGCGCCTCAAGCTCCAGGTTCGGGTGGAGCAGACGGAGAACATCACCTTTGAGGCATCTGGAAATCCGCTGTACTTGAGTGCAGAGGACGTGGAGTCTATGATCCAACAGCATAACACCGCCAAGGATGCCCATCCCAACAAGGCCGATTTGGGTAAGGATGGAAAAATTTTATTAGAACAGATCCCAAAACTTAATTACATCACAACCAACGAAAAAGGCAAGCCGGACGGCGTGGCAACGCTGGGGCCCGATGGCAAGGTGCCGGTCTCAGAGCTGCCAAAGCTGGACTATGACCCGGCGGGCAGCGCGGCGGCGGTACAAGAAACCCTGACAAACCATATTAACAATAAGAACAACCCGCACAAGGTCACAGCAGCACAGGTTGGGGCCGCTTCTACCAATATCGTCAATACAGGCTGGAAGCTACTGTGGTCAAAAACAACAGCAGGAGCTGAGGACTGGGTGGCGCCAGACCTCTTCGGAGGTAAGAGCTATAAAATAGGGGTGCTGGTCATTGGCGGGGGAGGTTCTGGAGCGGCTGCCACCCGTGGGCCTGGGTATGTAATGGGCGGCTCATCTGGAAGAGCAACCTATTTTACAATGACCATTTCTCCTGGTTCCAGTGTTCCAGTTGTAGTTGGAAAAGGCGGGGATTCCAACCACGCTGTGAATAAACAACTCTCTGGAAATCGTGGAGGGGCTTCCTCTTTTAATGGAATTACTGCGGATGGTGGCTCTGGTGGTGCCCTAAATGAGAAAACGGTTCCTTATGGTGCGCAATGTGCAACTTATTATATTCGAAGTGGCAATCCGTTTGGTGGAGCCCTAAATCCCAATTATATGGATGGATCTATAAATTATTCTGCATATGTAGGTCATCCCAACGAATGCTTTAACCCGTTTGAGGGTAAGAAAATCCTTGGAGCTGGCGGCACCGCTAATATACTTTCGCAATTTGCGATTGAAGGCGGTATAGACCCGATTACTAAACTGGGCGGCTCAAATGGCGTTTACTCGGAGGGCTTTGCGGCAGTATCTGAGGATGCTTCCGGTGTCGGTTGTGGCAGTGGTGGGGCTCTAAATAATGCCAGCGCCTCTGCCAATGATTCAAGATACTCTGCAACCTCCGGGAAAGCCGGCGATGGGGCCGTATATATCTATGTCCAGGGGGTGGCATAATGCGGACGGTGAGGTTGAAAAACAATACAGTAGTTGAGATTATCCCGGAATACGCGCACCCTGTAGAGTATTGGTATGGATCAGCGTTTGCAGCGCAGTGTACGGAGGCCCCGGACGAAGTTGAACAACGCTGGTGCTACGATCCGGAGCTAAGACAGTTTACGCCCCCTGCCCTGGAGCCGGAACCTGAGCCGTCGCCTTTGGAGCGGCTTGAGGCCCTGGAGGAAGCTCTGGCGCAGACCGATGAAACCGCTATCGCGCTCTTTGAGAGCCAGGCCGAACAGGAATCTATCAACGCACAGCAGGACGATGCGTTGCTGGATATATATGAAATGCTAGGAGGTTAAAAGCAATGGCAGTAAAAGCAATCGCACACAGCTACTGGCGCAGCATCAAACGGGGTGCGCGCACCTTTGAAAGCGTCCTTGACCCCGTAAAGGAGGACGTGCGCACCCTGGCGCGGGCCGATGTGGCCGACGGCGTCATCACCCAGGAAGAGTATCAGCAGTACATTGGCGAAATCTACGAACCCGCCCCTGAAACCGTTTAAACCGGCCAAAGGCCGTAAAAAAAGGAAGTTTTTTATCATGAAGAGAATCGACTTTGACAAGTATACCCCCGCGATCGCCAGCATCGGCATGAACTACCCCGGCGGCGTATCCGACGGCGCGCTGCGCTTCTGCCACAACGTCAAGACCGGTACCGAGGAGTTTGTGGACGACGGTATCCCCACCCGGTTTCAGGCCAACTACTCCTCTCTGCACCTCATCTATAAGGGCATGACCGAGGAGGAGAAGGCCCAGTTTGAGGCCGATTACAACGCCTGGTTCCGGCGCTATAACGCCCGCCTGGCGGAGTTCGGAGCCCTCTGGCGCTCCAAGAACTACGCCCGGATGATCGACCTCATGCGGGAGACGGAAGACCCCGGCCTCATCAGCGGCGAGAAGCCCGAAGCCGATGAGTAAGCACATCGCAGCCATCCCCAGGGCGGCCATCACCAGGGCCGCCCTGGTGGAGGCCGGGGGGCG